CCTTTAATTGTGGCTCCACATTATCGATTAGGTCCGTAAACATACCACCAATAGTCTCTTTCAATGCATCGGTTCCAGCAACAGTTTTCATTACGTCAAGTAAAAAGGGCACGATGTCCTTTTTATTGTTGATTGACGGGAATAAATCTGTCTGCAATGGCTTCTTACTTTCTTGAATTAAGGAAGTATAGGAACCAATTGTAGTAAAAACATTTCTTTTGTCGTCAGCTAAACTCATTATTCATTTTCTAATTCTTCATTACTAACACCTGTGCCTCTGGCAACGATATCCAGTAATTCGCTTTGTCTTTCACTTGTCAACTCACCCTTTTCTTGTGCTTCGGTCTTACCAAAAACAGCACCATCTTTCTTATCAAAGACAACCTCTTTTAAATACTTGAGAATCATAATTTTCTGCTCTTGGTTTTTGGCTTCGGCAGCAATCAATTTAATGATTTCACCACCTATTGCCTGAACCTCACCGGGTTCTTTAACTTTGACTTCCCATTTATTATATAATCGGATAATTTTTGCTTTGATATTATGACTTTCATCATATATTTCCTGAAGAAGTTTATTTACACTTTCTTCATCGAATTTTAACTGTTTTCTCTTAGGACGTGGACACATAAGTGTTTAATTTTATTCTTTTTCGGTTATTTACTATTGTCTTAGCATAATTATAGTTTTAGTACATATAAATACGGGTTATTATATTTCTGGATTGTCTTTATACCAGTCATCAAAACTAATATTTTTTCGTTGACGAGCATATTTAAGTTTCCAATCAGCCATCCAACTCCTAATTAAAACAATACAATATGACTTACCAGTTGCCTTCTTACCACTTGGATACACAGTGTCAGGCTTAAACCTACCCACATTCAGTACTAAGTGACTTAATATTGCAAGCCTCACGTCATCATCGACAAAATGAAGGCGATATCGTTCAAGAATAGCGTCAATAAGTTTTCTAAACGGAATAAAAAGATGATTATCAAAAATTTCATTCTTTTCAACGATATCTTCGGTAGTAACATATTCTGCAAGTTTTTCTTCAACTTCTGGTGTCCAATATTCTTTCATAATTATTTTAATTCATGTCCCTCATCCTGATAAACCCCACAAATACATGGTATGTTAAATTTAATGTGTTCAGACTTTCTAACGAAATATAGTGCTAATGCTGGTGAATAGACATCCCGAACCATTCTTACTCCCCGATATTTCATTCGTTCTTCTTGAAATTCATTCTTTTCTTCGTAGTCGGTATGTTCATAATATTCTCGAAAAGCAGCAAATATTTCAGGTGACACTATCATCATTCTGATATCATCCCGGTGTTCATCGATGTATTTATCTAGCTTCTCGATGTTTTCCTTATTCTTAATTAAAAACTTTTCCATTAATCTTCCATGTAATCCATTTTCTCCAGAAAATAAATTTCTTTGAATGGTTTAATACCGATTCGTATTTCTTTGGTGCTCAGACCAGTTTGTTCTTTCAGGTACAATAGAATTTTATTTTTAGCGAATTTATTTGTCACTCTTTTATTATACTTTCCTTCTGGACTGTCTTCCATAAACAAGACCTGCCAGTTCTTCAACACGTTTGCAATCGCATCACCAACAATAATTTCATTCTTTTTAATTATCGGGTCATTATCTATCCGGTCTTCAATTTTTTCAATAACGCTTTGAATTAACATTTCGAGTTTTTGCTGTTCCTCATTTTCCATCTCATATGTGTATTCGATGTTTTCATTGATTTCATCAACGTAATCATCAAAACTCAAATTAATTTTCTTTTCAGTATAACTCTTTTTACTATGGTCTTTATAGAAATTTCTAATAATTGTCTGACAATAACTAAATGCTTTGGAGTTAAAGATTCTATATTTACATCCATCTTCACTTTCAATCATATTAGCCAATTTTTCATAGGCGTTTTCGATATGAATGAACCTATAGGCATCACCCAATTTAGTCCATTTTTCAGTAGGGGGATTCTCACCTTTACGTTCAATTATAAATGGTTTATATTTAACCATATGGTCAATTAAATGAGCAAGTGCGTTGGTTTCGACTTCTTCCATATTATAATTTCCAATATGGATTGGATATCGTCTTAAAATAGACTGTATCATTTTTCGAAAAGGTTCAATCAGGATTTCGTTATAGAGTTTATTTTTTTCTTCCAGCGAATCAGAATGAATATAATCTAAAACTGCCTGTTCTTCCCTTTCAGCGAAATAAAGTGTGGTTGATTTAACTGCCATTATTATATTGTTAACAATACAGTTATTTTACAACAACTTTTTGCATTTTACTTAGGTCGATTGGTCTATCGTTAGTAAAATTTGATTCCTTAGTCGCTGTTTCAAACCAGAATTTTCTCTCATCGACAGACATTGTTTTCCCATAATTATCGAATAAGCTACCTTCACGTGTTGCAAGGTGTTTGTAACCAATTTTTGGAATGCTAAAGATTTTTGATGCATTATTTAATGCTCTGAGCAGAAACTCATACATAAAAGTCAACTTAATATTGACTTTATATCCACCAAGATTCTGGAAATCAGATTTCTTAATAACAGCACCACTTAATTTAAAATCGGTATATTGTTTCAATGCGTTAGCATTTAGATAACCCATTTCTCCGTTCTCGCCAACAAATTGTTGCGCCCAAACCGTTTCATTTGTCAACTTAATTCCTTCATTCGCAGCGTTTACCTCAATCATCATTGTGAGAAACACATCGATTTCTGGATAGACTTTAACATATTCGGTGGCTCTTTTAATATATGTGTCAGAGTATTCATCATCGAATTCAAGTACCGAAAAATAATCGGTAGTTACTGATTTGACACCAAGATTGACTTGCGACTGATAACTCGTATCACCATCATTTTTAATTAAAACGAAGTTCTCGTGAGTGAGACTTTCATGTTTACGAATCATTGAGTCTCGCAACCCAATCATACTTTCGTCAAGTTCTGTTGGATATACAAGAACTATTGGTGTTAATGAATCGGGAACTTCCTGTTCATCAACAACGATAAGTGGTAATTCTTGTTTCTCGACACTCTCAACTGCTCTGGTAACCAATACAGACAACTCGTCATTATATTCGTGTATTGGTATGATTACTGATATATTCATTTTATATTTTTCTTTAAAATTTCTTATTATTTTTACAATACTGGCGGTGGATTAAATACTTCGACAGGTGGCGGTTCGGGAGTAACGGCTTTGGTAAGTAATTCCGTTCTGGCTTTAAGAACAGTTTCATAGATTTCAGTTAATCTAATTTCACTGTCTTTTTGATTGTATTTAACTACAATCTTATCCATGTTTTCATAAAGCTCATCTTTAATTCCATCATCTAGGAACTTAACTAATACTTCACCAGCCAATAATGGAAGGTCGTAGTAATTTTCAGTCCAAACTCCACCACCATCAACAACTTTATCAATCTTGCCGTTTTCATCTCTTTCGACCATGTATTCTGGCATGATATCGGGTTTCAAACAAATAGGAATTGTGCCTGATTTCATACATTCCAGTGGGAAAGTACCAAAAGACGCAATTCTATCAATCCAGATTGCAGCAAAATTCTCTTTCAACCTCTTAGCGAAATCAACACGTCTCATTGGTTGTGGTGGTTTACTTTTTGTTACCATTGGGTCAAAAGTTATCCAGCTATATTGAGGATATTTACTGAAAAACAGTTTTACGAATTTCGAAATCTCGTTAGCATTTCTACCAATAACCGAAATTATTGGTTTTTGTGGTAGAGTAGATTTTTCGAAATAATCTGGAATACCAACATTATAGACCATGATATTATATTTACCCTCACCATGAAAGGTTTCCACCCATGTTTTAAGAGTTTCTGAGGTAGTAATGATGTCATTAACACCAAATGCTGCCCAATCGGTTCCCGGTATCAGTGAGTTCATCATGTAATCAACAGATTGTAATAATCCAACCCTTACACATGGTAGATTTTTTGTCTGCTCCATTACATTTGTGAAAACTTCAGGAATAACCATAACATCTTCGGGACCAACCATTAGTTTTGGGTCTGCCATTGGCATGTGTGGATGGTTAGTAAGTTCTTTTTCAATCCAAGCTGGTACGACATAATCGCCCTTTTCAACCATCATAATAACTTCAAATCCCATATTTTTTGCAACACTTGCATGGAAATATATTTCATATACACTTGCAACAGGACTCATTGATTCCGGTACTGCAAATAGAAATTTTGATTTTTTGGTTGCGATTTTATTGAGAGATACTTTAATTTTCTCAATCTTTTCTAATTCAGCTTGTTCGGCTGACTTCTGTAATTCTTCGCTCATTTTATTTACTTTTATATTTAATTATTTTTTGAAAATCTTTATTTTCGATTAAATCAACAACTTGTAGTGCATCCAGCGTACCTTCTTTTAAATCTACGTTGTATGGTCGTTTTAATTTAATTAATTTTTTACCCCAAGGCGCACCAAGTTTTATGATTTCAGGGTCTGTGGTAATTAGGACATCCACGTGTTTCCACATATCAACTGAATTATCGAGAAATTTATAGTCTCTAAATCTACTTGAAATCTTACTTAGGAAGAAAAGAGTTGGTGGGATACTGAAACGGTTTTCAATAGATATTACTGTAAAATCTACGGTGTCTTCATACTTTTGTAAGAAATTATTTACGTCTAAATCCAATTGGGGATAGAGTTTTGGTGCTGCTCCGTGGATTTCAAACAGATAATCTTCATACATGAATCTATTATAAACTTCTCTTGCTGTTAGTGTTACTTTTTCTGCTGGTTTGAACAACATAAAATCGGCAGGTGCTTCCCCGTTTTCATCAACCTGATAATCTATTGGATTGATTGTGTCTGGCGTTTCTTCGGGTTCACGCATTTCCTTAACTTCTTCTACAGTGTCTTTCCAACTATACTTTTTCCAGAAATCATATATATATGGAACTGCTTCTTCTGGCATATTCTCTTCACCAAATTCTTCAAGATAGAATCTATCAAATGCTGCCCATCTAGCTCTTAGAACCTCATTTATATCTATCCCAACTTTTAATTTACCCATTATTTTCTTCTTTTATTTGCTCCAACTGATTTTGGAGATGTTCTCTTAATTTTTTCATCATCTCAGTATGCTCATTAAGTAATTCAGCATCTGTGATATATTTTGGATTAATACATTCAATCCTCGTATCCGGTGATTGTGTTGGAATCATAATTATCTCACCTTTTATACTGGTTGGTGCGATTCTTTTTGATAGCCTATGTACGAATTCCTCAATATCTTCACTTCGAATACCTTGCACCCCGGCATATACCACAATTAATTTATATTCTTCTTCCATAATAACAATTATTCTTATATATGGTAATACGAGTTTTAATTAAAAATCTTGAATGTCAAAAAATTTTTTTTCGAGTATTTATTAAAAAAGTATAAAAAATTATAAATTCATGGAAAACCAGAATCAAGAACAAGTCCCTGAGAAAAGACCGATTGGAGACGTATTAAATGAATACAAAAAAATACACGGTACTGAAAAAACTCCATTAGCACCTCCATCACCACAACAGGTAATGACTGATGCAGTACCAGCAGCTAGTAGTTTTAATCCTCATGATTATCAAGCAGCAATGTCACAGGAAACCGACCCAGATTTAATGACTTCATATGAAATCATCAAATTACCATCAAAAGGTAAGTTTTATAAAAACGGGCTTAAAGAACTTAGTGTTGAATATATGACATCGAAAGATGAAGATATTCTAACCACACCATCTTTAATTGAAAATGGTACGGTAATCGATGTGTTGTTAAGAAGAAAAATTAAAACTCCCGGTGTTAATGCCAACGATTTATTGGTTGGTGACCGAAGTGCTATTATTTTATTCCTTCGTAGTTCAAGTTATGGTTCTGATTATGCAGTACAAGTACCGGACCCAAGAACAAATATTTTATTTAAAACAAAGGTTGATTTAAATAAATTGAAATATAAGAAAGTCAGTCAAGAACCTGATGAGAATGGGTTTTTCAGTGTTGAATTACCAATGCGTAAGAAAACTGTTAAATTTAAACTACTGACCAGTGGTGAAGAAAACATTTTATTTAAAAAAGCCGAAGCCTTTAAAGATGCTAGTGGTGAAGAATTTAGTGAATACAGTACACTTAAATTAAAATCACATATCGTCAGTATTGGTGAGAAAACCGATAGAACATATATTAGTAAATTCGTTGATGCGATGCCAGCAATGGATGCCTTAACTATTCGTAGAAAAGTTCTGGAAGTAAGTCCTGATGTTGATATGGCTTATGAATTCCAGACCAAAGATGGTTATAAATTTAAAGCTGATTTAAGTATAGGGATAGATTTTTTTTTCCCAAACACTTAGCGGGTGAGTACAAAAAAATGGTCGATGAGGAAATCTACATCCTGACCAAACACGCTAAGTTTCAAGCAGATTATGTAGAAAAATTACCAATATATCGTAGACGACATTTCTTATTTCTCTTAGAAAAAGAGAATGATGAGATTGAGAAAATGCATGAGAAGGCACGAAACAAAAATAACTTTAGACCGGGACAGTAAAAAACTCGGTCTTTTGTATTTATATAAAACACGGAAATAAAAATGGCAACTGGTGACTCAGCAGATAGAATAAAAAATCTTAAACTTTTAAACGATTCAATTCAGAAACAGCTTGATTTGGCTAAATCGACTAATGATGTCGATAGAGAAAGAGCACTTCTTGGTGAAAAGATTAGTAACTACGAAAAAGTCATCACTGATTTAAAAAAAGAACAACTCGACAAAGGTATTGATAATATTGCACAAATCGAGAAACTTCAAGTCGAACAGCAACAACTAGTTAAAACCGAAAAAGACCTTAATAAACAACTTGATGAAGGTATTAAAAGGAGAACGAGACAAGTCAATCTCGCCAAAGAATTAGGTGCTCAATTAAAAATTGGTTGGAAATATCTACAAGAGCAAGATAAGATTATAAAAACTACTAATCTTAATCTCGGTATGAGTGGAAATAAAGCCGTCATGATGCGTGACGCTTTTGAAAAATCTTCGAAATACGTTTTAAGATTAGGTGGAACTATTGGTGACATTCAAGGTGTAATGCAGGGTTATGCTGATGAAACTGGTCGTGCTCGTGTTATGACGGCAGAGATGGTTCAAGACATTACCGATATTGGTAAAGGTACTGGTCTCGGAATTGCTGAAGCAACCAGACTCGGAGCACAATTCGAACTAATGGGGTATAGTGCTAAAGGAATGGTAGATTATGTTCAAGGTGTCGTGGATACTAGCGAAAGAATGGGTGTTAATACTACGAAGGTTCTGAAAAATGTTAACGATAATTTCAAAAAATTAAACACATATACTTTCCAACAAGGTGTTAAGGGTTTTGCTCAAATGGCAATGTATGCCGAAAAATTTAAAATTGATATCGGAGATGCACTGAATGCTGCTGATGTTGCACGTACTCTTGAAGGTGCAATTGACTTATCAGCACAATTACAAGTTATGGGTGGTGAATTTGCTAAAACCGACCCTTTTGAACTCTTATATCTTGGTCGTAATGACCCGGCAAAAATGCAGGAAAAACTTGCTGATATGACTAAAGGTCTTGTGACCTTCAGAAAAAATTCAGAAGGTGTTATGGAAAAATTCATCAGTCCTGCTGACCGTGATAGAATGTTTGCTGTTGAGAAATCATTGAATATGGAAGCGGGTTCGATGGTAGTAATTGCTGAAAGACAGGCTGAAGTACAGAAAATGCGTCAACAAATGAGTGGTCTGGGATTAAGTGCTGAACAAAAAGAAGTTATTGAAGGTGCTGCGCTATGGGACCAGAAAGCAGGAAAATTCCAAGTCCAACTTGGTGAAACCATGTTAAATATAGGTGAATTAACAAAAGACCAAGCCAAGGCATTTAAAACAGAACAACTTTTATTGAAAGACCGTGCAACTGAGGCTATGACATTCGATGAAACATTCAAAGCAACCATCGAAATTCTAAAATCGGCATTACTTCCATTATTAAAAGGAGTTAATTGGATGCTTGATAAATTCATGAAACCAATCGCTAATTTTGCTGCTAAAGGATGGGGTGGTGCTGTTACGGCTGCTGCTGCATTAATGAGTGCTGGACTTTTATGGAAAGGTGTCACCAGTGGATTAGGTAGATTAGGAACAAAATGGATTGCTGAAGGTGGTGGAAAAGGTTTCTTAGGTGGTATGTTAGGTGGAAAGGGTTCTGCTGCTGGAAAGAGTGCTGGTGGTGCTATAATTGGGCGTGGAGCGGATTACACCGGAACTGGTCAAATTCGTAAAGGTGCTGCTGGACTCCATAAAGCAAAAGGAATGAAAAGTCTGGCTACTGGTGGTGCTATTGGTGCTGCTGCTGTCGGTATGGGTGCAGGTGTTGGATTAGCTGCTGTCGGAATATCTAAACTTGCTGATTCAATGAGTAAATTAACACCAGAACAAGCAGAAATTCTAAAAAGTATCGCTATGACATTAGCTGTTACATTTCCACTTGCAGCAATTGGTATTGGTATTGTAGCTGCGGTAGCAGCACCAGCAGCAATTCCACTTTTGGCTTTAGGTGCTGCTTTATTAATGATGGGTGGTGCTATTGGTATTGCTGCTGGTGGAATTGGATTCATGGCAAAAGGATTCGCCACATTATTTGATTCAATAAAAGGTGTTGAAAATATTGGTGAAGTTACTGCGGGTTTAGCGGGAATGATGGCAGTCCTAACAACAGCAACAATTGCCCTCCCTGCTGCAATAGGTCTGGGTTTTGCTATTAGTAAAATCGGAAAACATGCTGATGACCTCGTAAAAGTAGGTGCAGCATTTCAAAATATTCAAACAGTTATGTCCGGTAGTAGAGATGATTTTATTGCGGTTCAAAATGCCGTTGAAAGTATATCGAATATGAATACCAAAGGTGGTGGAATGCTTGCAGACCTTGCAAGACTATTGAGAAAACCACTTCAAGTCGAATTTGCAAAGGGTAATGTTATGCTACATAACGATATTACACTAGATATCGATAAAACAACATTCATGCGTAAAATATATGACCCAGAAATTGCAATCCAAATGCAAGAAAGTCTAAGAATTGGAAAGGGAAGATAATTTTTTTTTATCTGATTTCTGAAAAATACTAGGAATTGTCATTTATTTTTTGTAACTTTGAAAAGTTTTTTCTCAAGTTCACAAACTCTTTATCGCTTCTGCGAATCAATCAACAAAGTCACAAGTTTGGTTCTTAACTTCTGCGAATCTAAGAAAAATCTCGACATTATGGGATAGTTATGTTTATTTCTGACGAAATAAAATAGACTATCTAATATTCTAATTAAATAGAGAAATTCAATAAACTTGCTATTCATAACCCAATAATGTTTTGATATAAAAGAATATTATCACGTTTTTGGGGATTGTCCGTATTTTCCCAAGGTAAAAATAGGTATTTCAAAATTAATCTGCAAGTATTTATTAAAAAAAGTTATTAATGGCTGACGAACCTTCAAGATTATCATCCGGTGACATCTATTATAAAGGTGGGTATATTCCCATTGAAGAATATCGAAGTATGATATCTGCTCGTAATTTATATAATGCTTATAATGAGTATGAAAACACGAGTTTATTTTCAAAAAATAATGAAAGTAATGTTGCCAGTAGTATATCAACGATATTAAACGTTATTCCTCAATACAACCGTCTTAACACCAGTGCAAATATTGTATTCAACACAATTGATGCTTTTGGAAGTGACCAGTCAGCACTTGCAAGAATAGGTTTGGTTATGTTGGGTAAACAAATGGCGTATAATTCGGCAAGTAATTTAGCAACCGAATTTCTCCCAAGTATTGATATATCTCAGGCACTTAAAGGTAATTTGAAAGGTATTTTTAAGAGAAATAAGGATTGGACCGTTACTGTAAAAGATAGTGCCGACAAAACTTTTTTAGAAAAGATTGGTGGATTTGCTAATAAATATCTGGGAATCGAAACATATGATGTATTTGGTGATGCCAATCCGTTTACAAAAAACCCGACACCCGGAGATTATATAAAAAATACTGGTCAAGCACAATTAACACGTTTCTTTCAGGCAGTTAATATGAATCCATATAAACCCATTAACCCGGAACGAAATGATAATTATACTACCGTGTTGCGTGAGCATAGTGAAGAGGTTGGTGTTCCATTATTATCATCAAATAATACTGTAATTGCAAACGGTAGAACATTCTTTAATTTCATGGATTACCGAGAGAGTCCATATTTTAGAAGACCGTTAACTATCAACCCAACAACTGCAATAGCGAATGCAAATGCAAATATGGTGTCGAGTTATCTTGGGAGTGGTGGAACTGTTCAGGAATACGCCCCATATTATCAATATATTAAAGATAATTTTGGTGATGTCGTGAAACCAGATGCTGATAGAACTGAAATCGATAATCAGGTTGGTTTAAAATCAATATTTACTGAAGATAATAGTGATAAGAGGTTGGTTTGGGGTAGAGATGGTCTGGGTACTGAAGCAACAACATATATTAGTAATCTGCGTGGTGATGACGATTCAATGAATGACAATCCTGATAATCAAATATTTAGTGAATTAAATATAAAAACCGGATTATTGGAATATACTAGAAATCTATTAAATGCAAGTGAAGGTAACTTTGTTGACATAACAAGAAAAGTATTTAAAGACGGTGATAATTATGTTGGGTTCAACGGTTCTCCACTTTGGAGAGGAAATAATACCACGTATTCAAGAGCAAGTCTAAACGCTAATAAGACCGGAGTGAGACAACACACGGTTTTAGACCCATATGATAATTTTACTAAGTCAATTAGATTTAAAGGTAATTATGTGTATAAAGGTCCAACGGAATCTGTGGTTAATAAAACAGTTTTACCTAGAATTCACCCAACTATGCAAAATGGTGTACTTGATAACAAGAACCTGATGTTTAGTATCGAAAATCTTGCTATTGGTACAATTAAAAGAGAAACATATGGTGTTATTGATGATGAATATGCAACAGCCATTCCATTAAGTGAAGTTGGTCAGTTTGGTGGACGACAGATGTGGTTCCCACCATATGATATACAAATTAATGAAGTAGCAATAGCTAAATACGAGTCAACTGTTATGGTTGGTAGAAATGAACCAATGTATAACTACATGAATTCAGAAAGAACGGCTGTTCTTGCTTTTACCTTACTTATTGATTATCCTGAACAACTAAGAAATAAATATTTAAGGGGTGAGGATAGAAATAAAGTGATTGCGGACTTCTTCGCATTTGGTGGTGAGGCATTACCTGATGCAGCAAATATTGATATCTGGGAAAAACAAATCCAAGACCTTGAAAATCAAAAACCGGAAATCGAAGGTCCGGTTGACCAAGCAGAACCTGCACCAATAAAAAGAAAACCTGTTACTATTTTCTTCCAAAATGACAGACCAACTGAAAGCGAAGTCGATACGATTATCCAAACCATGTATGATAATCCAAATCATTACGAAATTATTACTGGTTTGGAATCAGCACAGGATGGAAATGGTTTTGGATTAAATGGTAATATATACTTTAGAACAGGTCTTACTGGAACTTCTGTAATTACCGGATTCGGATTAACTGGTATTTCAGACCAATATAATTCTGTAGGTACTATTGACCAAATAGGTTTTAGTACTTTAAATAAGGATTTATTTGATATCTATAGTAATCCCGATAATAGAAAATATTATAAAATTACCATTACTGGTGAGGCATCGAAACTATATTTAAGTGCTAACGAGAAAGCCTATAACGAAGCACTTGGTAACAGACGTGTTCGAGCAGCAGCAAAACTGATTCGAAGCAGATTAACGGCAATGTTTCCCGATTTAAATGTTAGTGACATCGAAATAATAGAAGTGACTAGTACTGGTAGTGCGGGTAATAGTGATGCTGGTGCTTTGTCAGTTAATATGCATGAAAAAAGCGTTAAAGAAGAAAGAAGTGCAACAATAGCGATTGAAAGAAGTACTAAAGGTGTTGAAAATAAAGTACAAGATACAAATCAGAAACAAAAAGATGACCTTGCTGAAATTCAGAGACAAATTCAGGTATTGGAATTAAAAATTAAAACAGCAAAACAACTTAATGTTGTGAATGATAATGTTTTAAATCAAAGAGATAGAGCAATTTTAGAGGGTTTTGAATCAATAAGTGGTGATAAATATTATCCGTTATTTCATAGTCAAACACCCGAAGATTTCCATCGAAGACTGACTTTCTTACAACAATGTACCAGACAGGGTTCTGCGAAGCGTTACGACATGAAAGCGGACCAATATGGAACACTTAGAGCAAGAAACAGTGTTTTCGGAAAACAACCGATTTGTATTTTAAGGGTTGGTGATTTCTTCCACACGAAAGTAGTTATTGAAAACGTTACTATCGACTATAATGATACGACTTGGGATATGAACCCGGAAGGTTTTGGTATGCAACCCATGATTGCCAAGGTAACGTTACAGATGAAGTTAATAGGTGGTCAATCACTTAAGGGACCAATTGATGCACTTCAGAACGCAACTACGTTCAATTATTATGCGAATTCAAATTTCACAGATAAGGGTCTGTATAATAGACCAGCAGAAGAAGCAAGTAAACAAGCTAGTTATATTAAGGGTATTCTAACTAAAAAAAGTGATACATTAACTGCTGCGTATTTACAAACAGAACCATATAAATTAAGAGAAGGAGATAAATAATGCCATATAAAGATTACGATAGATATCAGCCACTAAAAAATGATAATGGTACAATCAATATGATGCCATTTATCAACATAAGTATTAGTGTGAGCGATAAGTATGAGTACTGGAACACGAATTTCAGTAGATTAGATAAATTAAGCATGAAATATTATGGAAATCCTTTTTATGATTTCCTGATTTTATATGCAAATAATATCTATCTTACAGAATTTGATATACCGGATAACGCATTAATTCGAATTCCGTTTCCACTAATCAGAGCCAAGACCGATTACGACTCGGCACTTAAGCTGTTTAAAACTTAAAAATCCTTGTCTTTCCGGTTTTAAATCATTAAGTTTGCAGTTGCATTAAACTGTAGATAATATGAAATTCAATAAATTTGGTGTAATCAAATATCCTGATTATATAAATGTTGTGTCTATTTATATGGGTAAACTCCGTGATTTATATAATGTGGAGTTAAATCTGAAAAACCCCAAATATAAAAGAGGTGATTTAAGTGAATTCGTTAACATCCTTGGAATTAAGGGTGAATTAGCTGTTCAGAATTTCTTGTTTCAAAACGATATTTCTTTTAGATATAGTGAAATCCTTTCAAATAAACCAGTGGGAAGTGCTGATATTTTTATCGGAGAAGACCTGAGAATTGATGTGAAGGCAATTAAAGATGGAGCACCTGATTTATTAGTGAATAAAGACGCTCATGAAAAAAATAAAAACATCACACATTACTGGTTTGTACAACCACTAATGAATCCCAATAATGGTACAGACACAACAACAGCCAATTACTGGATATTTACCAAAGAAGATGTTGATAGTTGGGAAATTAAATCAGTTAAATACACCGATGCATACTATAAGGAAATAAAAACAATTGTTAATGAAAAATAATATT